TATGGAGGTGAAAAAATATGGCAGGAAGAAGTAGAAAAATTATTGATATAAGTTCAGGAAAAATAGGAAAAGAAAAAATAAAAGCTAGGCGAGAACAAGAGAAAAAATTGAAAATAGATAGAGATAATTTAATTGCTCCTAGTTGGTTATCAAAAGCTGCAAAAGAAGAATTTGAAAGAATTGTTTTTGAAGCAGGAAAAATAAATATTTTAGATAACTTAGATTTAGGGATATTAGCCATCTACTGTAACTCTTATGATAGTTATGTAAATGTTAGCAAGAAGTTACAAAAAGAAGGTCCTGTTTGTTATAAAGAAACTGCCAATGGAGAAATTGAAATTATAAATCCTCTAATAAATGTCCAGGAAAAATATGTAAAACAAATAATGCAATGCTCAACAAAATTAGGACTTGCAACTACAGATAGATTAAAATTAGTTGTACCAATTAGAGAAGAACCTGCTGAAAATAAATTTATAACTTTGTTAAAAACAAGAAAGCAAGGCTAATATGATAAAAGATAGGACAACAGCCTATGCAAAATTAGTTGTAAGTGGTAAAAAAATAGCAGGCAGAAAGGAGTATTTAGCATGTAAAAGACATTTAGATGATTTAAAAAATAAGAAATTAGAGTATAAATTTGATGTTGAAGAGGCAGAATTTGCTATAAATTTTGCAAATACTTTAACATTAAAAGATGGAACTAATTTAAAAACAAGAGGCTTTCAAGAATTTATAATAGGTTCTTTACACGGATGGAAGAAAAAGAGAACAAAAGAAAGAAGATTTAGAGAGGCTTATTTGCAAGTGGGCAGAAGAAATGGGAAAAGTTTTCTATCAGGAGCAGAATCCACAATGTTTAGTACATTGTTAGGAAATAAAGATAGGATATTCTGTGCTGCAACAAAGCAAGACCAAGCTAACATAGTATGGGATGAAATAAGAAACTTTATAGAGTCTGATAGTGATCTAAGTGAACTTTATAAAATAAAAGAACATGACAGAACTATAAAGAGCCTAGCAACTGGAACTGTTATAAGGTCAATAGGTAGAGATACAAAATCAATGGATGGTTTTGGTAATATCTTAGCTATATGTGATGAGTTACATGCACACCCAAATAATCAGATGTATAAACTGTTGCTAGATGGTCAAGCTGATGTTGAGAATGCTTTAACATTGGCTATTACAACAGCAGGATTTAACTTAAATGGATTCTGTTATGAACACTATAAATTTTGTGAAAAGATATTAGAGGGAGTTGTTGAAAAAGAAACTCTTTTTATTTTTATATGTGAAATGGATAAGGATGATGATATATGGGACTGGAAAAATTGGCTCAAATCTAATCCTTATTTTTTATTTGAAGAAGATGGTATTACACCAAATAAAAAGAAGATAGCTTTATACAGTCAAAAAGCAATAGATGCAAAAGAGAAGGGTGGAGATGAATTAACTAACTTCTTAACAAAGCAATTAAATATGTGGGTAACTGCAAAAGATGGACAATATATTGATTTAAGTAAATTCAAAGAATGTGAAAGCAATTTGACACTTGAAGATATGAAAGGGAAAGAGGCTTATTTAGGTTTTGACTTATCTAAGGGTGGAGATTTAACAAGTATAGCCTTAGTATTTCCATTAGAAAATAATCAAATATATATTTATAGCCATTCGTTTATGCCTGAGTTAAGACTTGCAGAACATGAAAAAACTGATGATGTTCCATATAGGATATGGGTAAGAGAGGGACTTTTAACATTGACTACTGGAGCATTTGGAATAAAGACTGATTATAAGTTTATTGTTACTCACTTAAAAGAAGTAATTGAAAGATATAATATTAAAATTTTAGAGTGTGGATATGATGCTCACAATGCTGGTAGTTTTCTAAGCGATTTAGATTTTTTAGACTGTGATTTAACAGAAGTTAAACAATCTGCTAAAAGTTTAAATGATGCAACAGTGGATTTTGCTCTATCAGTTAAAGCAGTTCAAGTTTTATATGATAAGAGAAATAGTTTGTTAAAATGGTCCATTGCTAATGCTACAACTGTTTCAAATAGTTTTGGAGAGATAAAAATTGATAAACAATCTCAAAAAAATAGAATAGATCCTGTTGATGCAATAATAGATGCCTGGAAGATTATGCTAATAAATAAAAAAGAAACGGTAAACAATGATGAAGCTGTTGAAGAATGGCTTGATTTAATCAATAAAAGGAGGTGAGAGAGTGAATATATTTAGAAAATTTTTTAATAAAGGAGAGGAAAAAAAGCAGAAAACAGCAATTAATTCTATGAATTTTGGTGAATTTTTTGGAATAAATGTAAGTTCAGATTTATCAGAAGTAACATATTTTACTTGCTTAAAAGTATTATCTGAAAGTGTTGGAAAACTATCTTTACATTTGAAGGATAATGATAATAACAAAATATTAAATCATGAGGCATTACAAAAATTGAAATTTTCACCAAATCCATTTATGACTCCAACACCTATGATGACATTAATGGAAATGTGGAGAAACCATCACGGCAATGCTTATGCTTATCTAAGTTATGATAATAGAGGACATTTAGTAGGTATTTATCCTTTACACCCTCAAAAAGTTAGAATATGGATAGACAATGCAAAAATATTCAGTGGTAAAGAAGATTTATATTATGAATATAACAAAGATGGGAAAATTTATCTATTTCAAAAAGATGAGATACTACATTTAAAAGGCGGTTTAAGCAAAGATGGTATTGTAGGTATGTCAGTAAGAGAAACATTGGCTACAACATTAAATGGAGTAAAAGCAAGTCAAAAATACTTAAATAATTTATATGATAGAGGTTTAACTTCAAAGGCAATTTTGAGGTATACTGGTGATTTAAACAAAGAATTACAAAAGAAAATGCTAGAAAAGATAGAAGAATTTATTAGTAGTGAAAGCAATCCAACAGGAATATTACCATTGCCACCTGGAATGGATATAGTTCCATTAGATTTAAAACTAACTGATAGCCAGTTTTTTGAATTAAAAAAATATACAGCTTTACAAATAGCAGCTGCTTTTGGAGTAAAGCCAAATCATTTGAATGATTATGACAAGTCAAGCTATGCAAATTCAGAAATGCAAAACTTGACTTTTTATATTGATACTCTTTTATATATTCTGACACTCTATGAAGAGGAGTTTAATTTAAAACTTCTTACAGAAAGTGAAAGACTAAAAGGGTTACATTTTGAATTTAATGTAGCAAGTATTTTAAAAGGGGATCTAAAAACACAAGCTGAATGTTTAACCAAGTATGTTCAAAGTGGAATATACACAATAAATGAAGCTAGAAAAAAGGCAGGACTTACTGCAATAGATGGAGGTGATGTAATTGTAATGAATGGAAGTTATGTGCCATTAGAAAAATTAGGAATAGCTTATGAAAAAGGAGGTGCAAAAAGTGAGTAAAAATAAATGGTTAGAAATAAAAAATCAAGCAGAAGTTACTGAAATTTATATCAACGGAGATATAGAAAGTGATGTAGAAAATGATGGCTTTTTAGAATTATTTGGCATAAATGACACAAATATATATCCATTAGATATAAAAGATGCCTTGAAAGAAGGAGAAAACAAAGAGGTTCATGTTCATATAAATAGCTATGGCGGAGATATGTTTGCTGGTGTTGCTATTTGTAATATGTTAAAAAATCACAAAGGAAAAACAGTAGCTTATATTGATGGTTTAGCTGCAAGTGCAGCATCAATAATTGCTTTTGGTTGTGATGAGATTATTATTCCAACTAATGCCTATTTAATGATACACAGAGTAAGTTGTGGAATATTTGGTAATGCTGATGATTTTTTAAAACAAATAGAAGTATTAGAAAAATTAGAAGATGGAATTGCTAATACTTATCAAGAAAAAGCAGTTGAAGGAGTTACCAAAGAACAAATATTAAATCTAATGAAAGAAGAAAGTTGGTTTAATGGTCAGGAAGCGGCTAAATATTTTGATGTAAAGGTTGATGAAAAGGCTAATTTTGTGAATTATGTATCTACAAATCAAAAATTTAAAAATATTCCTAGAAATATTTTAAATAAAATAAAAGATATAGAAAGATATGAGGAAATCTTATTTAACCTACCTGATGAATATCAAATAAATTTAGAACTACTTAATTATCAAAAGAAAGAACTAGAAAAAGTTATGCCAAAGCCATTAGAGGCAAGTGAGATAAATATAAGACTTGGATCAACTTGGATACCTCCTGAATATATTAAGGATTTTATAAGGGAAACTTTAAAAACATCGCCTTATGTAACATATAGAATAGAAGTTAATTATTCAGAATATAATTCAGAGTGGAATATAAAAGGAAAAAGTGTTGATAGTACAAATCCTCTATCAAATATGACTTATGGAACAGATAGAGTTAATGCCTATAAACTAATTGAAGATAGTTTAAATTTAAGAGATACTAGAGTTTTTGATTATGTTCTTGATGAAGAAGGTAAAAAAGTAGCTGTACTTAATAAGAAAGAAACAATGCTTGCAGGACAAAAACAAGACTTATTAAAAGAAGAATTTAAAAACTGGATATTTAAAGAGCC